CTTGCGAAAGCAGGTAGATCGGTTGCAAGATGAGCGATACCGCACAGATGCAAGACCTAGCATCAACAATGAAATATTCGCAGCACAACAAGAACTGCGGCGGTTTACAGCAGAATTGAGGAAAAAAGGATACAACATATAATGGTCAACTATTACGATACTTTGACGCGAGTATTGCAACGCAAGCCAACAGAACAAGAAATTGGTGCAATGATGCAGATGAAACGCGAACAAGAGGGATGGAAGAAACCCAACGCCCCAACACCCCCTGAGAGGCCACAGAAGCGCCTGAGAGAGCCGAAACAGCCTACAGGGATCAACACCAACGACAGGCAGTATAGATGGCCTAAGAGAGCGACACAGATGGCTCTACGCATAAACCGCGCTTTATTGCGCCAGACTACGATAGAGAACATTGCATTCATTGAGGATGTTACGCAGTCAAGGATTATGCAAGAAATCAGGCAATGGGATTTGCCAAAAGTAGAAACAGAAGAATGATCGTGTGGGCGGCTGCTTTGCATCGGGATAAGCTAGGGGATTACCAACAAAAACTGGGTAAAAAACCGCCCACCGCGACAAGATAACAAAACAGAAAGTGAGTGCAATATGAATTATATCACAAAAGAAAAACGTGACGAAGTGCTTGACAATACCTTTGATTTTCCAAATGGAATTGTCCAAGCATATCAAGAATACAGAAATGTAAACGATATGCTTTATAAAAGCCATAATGTAGACCCTGATGTAAGAAATATGGCGCGTGAACAAATGTTCTTACTTGATCGCGCACAGTGCTTTGAATTGAGTAAAGATATTTTTCAATTTGCATTGAGATCAGAAATCACTTGCGATTTAGATATGCCAATATCTAACGAATGCAGACCCTGCGCCGACATAATGTTTGTCTATTACACAAATACACTGGCGTGGATGTCGTTAAAAGATTACGAAAATGATTGCTACCACATATTTTATGGCTCGTTAGATGAGTATGCGCGAAAACACGCTGCTGAAATAAACGCTTGTCCATTGCATAAAGTTTCAATTTTAAAAGTTGGTGAGCCTCTGCAACTTATTAATCCTTTGCCTTATCAATCAGAGCATAGCAACGGCCCACGCGATCTAAGTTTTGATTTCATGCTTATGCTCAGAACTATTAATACATCTCGTATTACAAAAACAAAACCTGCCGCATCCCGACAACAAAGAAAATCAATGCACCGCGGCATGGGTAAGGCAGTTGATACTTGGCACCGTGTGACTTGGAATATAGATGAGCCATCTCATGCCAAAGAGCCTTACGACAAGGGATACCATAAGATGCCACTGCATTGGAACAGAGGTCACTGGAAACGTGCGAAAGAACATCACCCAAAGTCGCAGCAAAGACCAAACGCATTGAACCCAGAACATCGTAATATGTGGTGGACATGGATAGACGGTTACTGGGCAGGCCATCCAGCGTTTGGTTTCAAAAAGCAATACCACGCCCCAAAACTAAAGGTAAGTTAAGATGGAGTTTTTTACAGCGTTTTATATAGAATACACTGTGCGTGATATGGATATACAGACGTATATACTGCTGCCCAGTTATGAGGCGTGTCAGGTATTTATCCGCGACAATGAAGATATGGGATTGTATTTCAACGCAGATAGCGATGTTAATATGTGGTGTATACGCATGAACACTTTATCTAGATCAATAAAACCTAAACTTAGGCCATCAGCTCAAAATGAGGCCCATCAATAAACGGTCTGCGGTTTTGATCGGTGCGCAACTTTATGTAGGCTTTCATGGCGTCCTCTGCTGTGCCTTTGTAAGTGCGTATGTCACCCTCTGACCATGCAGCACCCCATTTGATAGATGCACCTGTTTCTTTTGCAGCGGCAGCCATCGCATCGCAGATGTCGTCGTAAATGTTAATTTCCCAGCAGACTTCACCATCAATATAAGCTAGGCAGTCCACGGCGTGTGAGTATTCGTCAGACTGCGGTATGTGCTTGCTGTTCATGGTTTGTGACCGACCAGTAGCAACCAGGCGTTTCTGCTCCTCTACGGTGCGCAGACCGCATGTAATACCAAAGTCTACCTTGGTCAGTTCTATGGCGCGTTTTACCGTTGCAACCATATCTGGGTGAACACCCTCTAACTTGCCCAAGCTGCGATTAGATAATTTGAAAGACATATTAAACCTACTGAGTAATTACACCAATTAGCACGATCACAATGAACGCCGTGATCATGTAAACTTTTTTCTTTCCATGCTTTTCAATCATAGAATTGTAGAATGTTTTGAATTCTTCCATCACGATACCTTTTTGACATACTTAGATACGGCTCTGTTGCCAAACCAGAACGACATGATCGCGGCAAATAACCCCGCCGTGCTTTCGTCCCAAATAATGCTAAGAGCAACGCCCATATCCTTGCCACTATTCATAATGGCGATAACAGCCGTTACCTTAATGGCAACGAAAAGAGCAAAAAAACAATAAGTGATAACAGGACGGACTGAGCCTCTAAGGGCATTGATAAAGCCTCCTGCATCAATGCTGTCATGTTTATACAACCCCTCTGTTTCTTTAATCTCTGCCTCCTTGTCCATGATGTTAAGCTTCAGTTCAGCCCGTTTAGACATCATGTCCATTTCCATCTTCATGCGCTCAAGATTGTGCTTATGCTCTTGCCCTGCTTTGAAGTAATTTAGCACCTCTGGCAGAAAGGATGTTCCAAAACCAAGAACGCTTCCAAGTAAAGTTGTAATCATACTACTACACTCCCATACAATGTCATCTCAACGCCTAGTATAATCTCAAGCAGCTTCACAATCACATGCGTTAAAAACTGTTCACCTTGCATCAACCACCATTTCTTTCCGCGTTACCTTCGCCTCCATAGCATTAAAGCCAAAGTATGCTGCTACAACACCGCTTGCACCAATAACATAAACACTTGCGATGTCTGTGATTAGCTCTGCCGCGCGATCTAAGCCCACCCAGACTGCGATAAAGATAATTAATGGGTAAACGAGCATTCCCGCTGTGCAAGCCACTGTGAGCCGCCTCTGCGTGTCTCTCTTGGCATCTTGATCTTCCATACGCCTGCGACGATCTTCCAACATGATCTCGCGCTCATCAGGATCAATCTTCCCGTTTCCGTTTAGATCGTAGTCTTCTTTCTTCATTGGCATACCTTTCGGCTATCCGCTTTTGCGTGGTTATGATAACGATTTTCTTGTTTTTGTCTAATACAACGTATTTTGTTACCACCGACCTCTTGCCTTGCCGACAATGTAGATAGCAGCCGCCAAGATCACTCCACCAACCGCAAACGCAGTCAAACCAACCGCCCAGTTAATACAATTATCTATGAACTCTTGTTTCTTATATGCAGCCTCTTTGCGAATACGCCGCTGCTCAGCTTCTATTCTCAAAACCTCATCCCATGCCGATGGCCCATATATGAAAGAGATATGATCTTTAATTTCTTTGCGCATTTGCTCCATTTTGCGCTTTTGGTTCCAAATCAAGATTGCGGCTTCCTCATCAGAACCCTTAAACGTCTTTTCCCACCAAGGCGGGTTTTTCTGACGTTCTTCTAATCTGTTAAAATCGGAAAAGGCTTGGCCCCACGTTGCGATGGTGTTGCCCATTTCTTGAATGTCTTTGCCTGTGGAAATAGCTGCTTTGAGCGTTTTATACGCTCCTGATGCAAGTGCTACGCAGCTAACGGGATCCATGACATCACTTCTGCTCTATGTATTCGCGCAGAAATTTGAGGTTTTCGTCAATACGGCCCATCATCACAGAATGGTCATTAACCTTGTTCTCTAACGCCTTGATGTCGCTCTCATTACGTTGAATATTTTGCGTGTTGCTTTGAACCTCATTCATTGCATCCGCAATAAACCACCCAATAACAAAAGTCTGCACGACTATACCGACTAAAAAAGAAACAGGTATTGTCTTTGACAAATGCCAATTCTCGTTTGCCATGTGTTGATCCTCAATAACCATTTGCAATCAGCTTGCTAAATTCACCACTCATCAATTTCTTTTTAACATATCCTGCGAACTCTTGCGACCCGATTTTAGCTCCGCATTCCCGCGCCCACATTTCAGCAACCACAAAAGGTATTGAACCAGCCAAACGCATGTCAGATTTACGGTTGTGACCGTCAATGTTGCGTTCCTTGTTAAAGTCTAAAATCTTTTGAATATCCTGGGTGCGCTTTACAACAACCTTATCGTCTTCTGTATGCCACTCAGTGTTTAAAATAGTGTCAGACATTCTTCTTTGGCCTTCCGCGTTTCTTAGGTGCTTTCCCGCCTTCCCACGCTTCATTTACGTCTGGCGTAGAAGGGTCATCAGCTTTTAGTTTTCCCTTGGCATCACGCGCTCGTTTTGGCGCAGCCTTTTTAATTTCTTCACCGAAGCCATTGGCAATAAGAACTTTAGCCTCTGCCGCTGTAACTTCATATGTCTGGCCCTTTTCAGCTTTCTTGCCGCCGACCCAGGTTCTATCTGTTGTGATTTTAATTTTAGCCATACTACCACCTCAAAGTGAAAGGGGGCCGAAGCCCCCAATCTATTATGATGTTGTACAGTCTGCCACGAAACCGTGTGCTTTCTGTGAAGTGACCTGTAGGCCATACTCCGCAGAGATCAAACGGCGTTCTGACAAACCAGTTTTTGCAAGAGGTTCTTGCTTCGCTGTTTGTAGGTAAGCAACCGCTGCATAGTTCGGGTCAAGTACGAAGCAGTCCCGTGCTCGGATATGTCTGGCTGGGACGATCTGAAGCTCACCGAAGTCAGAAATATAGACATCAATCGCAGCATTTAGCTTGCTATCCTCTGCCTCTTTGTAACGTGTTGCGTTACCTGTAAAGCCAGAAATAGTTTGCTTGTTGAACGATCCACATAGAACCACTGATGGTTCTGCACCGTTGTCCCAACAATCAGCAATGACCCCCTTGAGGATGTCTTCTGTGATTGCACGTTGTGTGCCGTCTGTAGCTGCTGCATCTGGGTAGCCTGCTTCACCAGAACCTGATGTTGTACCCGCAGAACCGCCTGTGCCGAACGCAGTGTTAGATGTCAAAAACGCTGGTAGACCCGCAGTTTGACGCGCTGTGCCAGAAGCACCCGCTGACGCTGCTACGTTGTCCAACAACATTTTTTCCATGTCGCGTTTCATTTCTGACAGCTTATAAGCTACCTGACGCGCAACTGTTTGTGCATCCGCTACGCCGTTCACAGCCGTTGCAGTTGAACTCACTTCTACAACCTTGGCACTGATCTGGCTGTAGTTTCCTTTTCTAACAGCATTTGTAGGTGCTGAGTTAGATAGACCAACGTCACCTTCAATTTGACGGTTTGCGCCAGCCGCAGCAAGATCAACTTCACTCCACTCAAAGTAAGTGTTGTCAATGTTGCGTGTGCCGATTGTAGACATGAAAATAGTTTCTGTCGGTGTGATAGACGCCAGCGCATCGCTAAGGTCTTCACGAATTGTAGAGACATCATATGTCTCGTTTGTATTAGCTGTTACAGCCATTGTAGTGTCCTTTCACTATGACAAGAGAAAATTGGCAACACTATCTGGTGTGCCATCTTTACGCATTTTCGCCCGTGCCTGTTGGCGTTTCCTTTCGGACGATTGGGTTTTGGACTGTTTAGCACCTGGCTTGACTAAAGGACGTGCAGCTTTGGTTTTTTCCTCTACCTTGCCTTTTTTCTCCTGAAGTTTGCGATAAGCCACCGCATCACGCATAATCTTAAACTCCCAACCATGCGTCAACGCCCCTAATACCTCTTGAGGAACCTTGTAGTAGTTAGTTGCTACATCTGTGATGTCCGTCATAAGCTGTTTGCTTTTTTCAGGATCATTCAACTCTGGTATCTCTTGGCGAAGTAATTCGGCTTGTTGTTGCGCATATTGCTGAGATAATGCGTATTCTTGCTGCCGCGCCGTTTCCAACTCAGCTTGTGTTTGTTGTTGGAATTGGTCGTATTTTGCGACATCTTCACGGTATTGCTCCATTGCTTCCAAATAACCTAAAGGGTCACTGTTTTGCAGTTCCTTTGATGGCTGCTGTGGCTTCATGGGAGTGTTGCCTTGCTCAAGTGCATTAACAAGTTCAGCCAACCGTTGGCGATCTTGCTGCATGACTTCGGAAAGTTGCTCAACCTCTTTGCGCTGTTGGGCGTTCTGTTCCATCGTCTTTTGGATGTAATCTTGTCCAGCGTAGCCACGCTTTAGCTCCGCCAGGGTCACTTTCTTCACTGCACCATCGGATTTAACCTCTAGCTCCAGATCATCAGAAAGCTCCAACGGAACGGCTGCTTCGTCTGCGTATTCATCCTCATCTACGAATTGATCATCATCGCTTTCGTAGTCAGCGACATCTTCACTTTCGGCTGCTTCTTCTTCAATCTCAGGTTCAACGTCTTGAGGTTCCAAGATCAAATCGTCTGCAACTTCGTTTAGATTACTTTCACTGGTAGGCTCTGCCGCCATAAGTGAATTTGCAATAGCATCAATGCTACTTGGATTGGGTTCAGTCGTCATTGCGGTGCCGATCCTTTTTTCTCTATAAGTTTCTCTGCATCTACGTCAGCCTGCAAAAGATACTTAATTTGGTTTAATGCCCGCAAAATGGCGTGAGCATCCTCACGTTTATCCACTTCTTGGGCGGCGGTATTCGCGAAAATCTCCATCTGGCGATCACGCAAATCTTGTAAGATGGCTAAGAAGTCATCGTTGCGCAGCAGCTCTTTAGCCCTGATTGCACGTTTCTTATAATCCATAGCCACCCATCATTTCCTCGTTATGCGGTCTAGGCGCGTTTTGCTCTGCCTTTACCGCTGCGACATCAATAGCTGATCCGTATTTGCCAAGTATCTCAGCAACCTTAACAGCCAAGTCTTGCACCATTTCATCGCGCGATAGATCGTCTTTCATCGCTAATTCGTGCATCTTAAACTGTTGGTCAGCTTGTGCTTTTTGTGCGTCTAGCTGCAACTTAGCCATATCCACTTGCATCTTGCCTTGAGCCTTCATTTGCTCCGCTGCCAAGAACGCTTGGTTAGGATCGCTTTGTGGCATACCTTGTTGTTGCGCTTGCATTGCAGCCTCTTGCTGTTTCTGTGCGATTAGCTGCTGCTCACTTTCAAACGTAACTGGCAAATAATAACGCTCTGCGTTTTTCAAGCCTACAGCCGCCAACATATCCGCAAGCGTATTACGCACATTCGTCATTGTCACCAACCCATTGTTCGGGCCGTATTGCTGCCACACGCTCATTTGCATCTGTAGGGTTTCACGCAAGACCGCAGCCTTTTCGTTTTCGCGCCCAGTGCCAACACCCACATTAACAATCAAATCCATGTCGGCATTCCAGACGCGCGGATCAACCGCAACGAACTGGTTATTTAGACGGATGATTTCTTCTTTGTCTGTGTTTTTGATGATCGTTGACGCAATCAGCTTAAACAGGCGTTTCATGCCGCCCTCCGCGAAGTTACGCGCAATCACCTCTGCCTGACCCGCAGCACCTTCCATAGTAGCTGCAACTGCCGTAGCCGTAGCACTTTGCAATACATCGGGATCAAGACCCTGTGCTGCTTTAGATACGCCAGTTTTGTTGTCTACCAACATATCAAAGTATTGTAGTGCAGGGAGCGTAGAACCCGCTGTGAAAGGCACAACTTGCTCACGAATGCTGCCAGATTGTTTAACACGAACAATGCGCCCGATCTCGTTATTCAAAAGATCGTCTACGGAAACCTGACCGTCTACGATTTCCAAGCCAGGGTTGTTTGTTAGTGCTACGTTATCAAGAACGCCGCGCAACATAGCTGTCGCTGCGTCCTGATCGTCCATAACAAGGTCAACAAGGCTGCGCCCAAAGAATGCGTGTGGCTCTGGATCACACTCAAACACCGCAAACGGCACTTCGTCCGCTAGTTCATAAGATAGCATCTTGTAGTTTGTGCCAGCCAAGATGAATTGGTAAAGTTGTGGAATGCCTGTGCCTTCCACGTCCACCTTCATATAAGCCTCAGTTACCACAACTTTCTTAGAAGTTGGGTCTGCGCTTTCGTCGTCATCTTCGTCTACTGCATAGCCACGGCGTTCATATTCTGCCTCTGCCTCAAACGTAGCCATAGAACCTTGCAGGCCAAACAACTCTTCTTCGTCATAACCCATTGCAATTAAGTCGCCTACGGTCATATCTGTGCGGTGGCCTATTACGAAGAAGTCATCAATAGAACGTGCGTTTCTATCTATGAAGAACTCCTCTGGCGGGATGCTTTCAATAAGAATATCCCCGTCAGGGATTTGGCGGCTAACCTTTGCATCGTGAATAGGACGCTCAATCTCAACGCCCATTTCATCAATCTCTATGCTTGCTGTTACCGTATGCTCTAGAACCTCAATATCATCAGGCTCCACCATATACTGGTATTCTTCGTCCGTTAGGCCAGTGACAGTGTAAATTTCGCTGCGGGTTTTATCCTCAAACATTACCTTGGCAATGCCTGCTTTCTTCACCATCGCATCCTGGAAAACGTCACTCAGCAAACGATAACCATTGTTCTGCATAAACTTGTAGTTTGCATAACGTGTCATTTGCTCTGCAACTTGCACGTCCTCTGGCATACGAGGCACAAACTCTACAGGGTTTTCTGTGCTTAGAAATACGCGCTGAATAGATGGTTTAATACCGCGAACAACGTCACGGCACTTTGTAGCAACAACCTTAGACCGACCATCCTCGTAGCCAATGTCGGTTTCGCCATCAAAGTAGCGTTGGGCTTTTAGCCTTGGCTCAGATATTTCAGCCTCAATAAAGTCCACAGCATCTTGCACAGCCTTTTGGATGATGCCTTCAACCGTCATTTCGTCCATTGGTTCAATGCGCATATCTGTTTCCTTATTGAGGTAGCATTTCTTGTGCTTGCGGTTGTAACGCGCCACGCGACATTAATGAAAGTGCGCCAGCGATTTCGTTTACCATCAGGTCGTTTTCTGCTTGAGTAACAATCTGACCGCGCTGCGCTTTATCAATTATTTCTATAATTTGACGCGCTTGTGGGCCTTTGGTTTCCGTTAAGGCTCTCGCAATATCCTCAAATATCTGCTGACGTTTTTGGTATGTATATTGATCGGTGCGACCTGTGATTGCCTTAACTAACTCTTTTGCTGAGTTTAGAGGCTCACCGCGCAAGAATTGTTCCAAGAAACCTTCGCTAGTCATATCTTCAATGTCGCGCTGAATTGCTAGGCGTTGCGCTGTTTTACTGTTGATCGCGGTAGCTGAACGAACCTTTGCAGTTTGTGCAACCTTATCAATTTCAGCAAGTAATTGTTCTGCCTCATCGCCCATAATGCGCATGATTTTCTTACGCGCTGCATCAGAACTTGTAAGGCGATAAAACGCATCTAATTGACGCGCAGCTAATTCTTGATCCGATGGAACCCCTTTTACGTTTTCAAGAACTGTGCGGATGTGTTGACGCATGCCTAGCTTTGCGGCCTCAATTTGTGCTTGGGAAGGCTGTGGGCCTAGTTCTTCTAACACGTCACCAATCTCTGTTTGGGGTTTTAGTGCTTCACGCCCTAGCTTAAATGCGTTCTGTTCAGCTATCTTTTCACCGCCTAGCTTAACTGCATCATCATACAGACGCGCACCAGTTTGTGGATCAACAACAGCTTCACCAATAGCACCGCGCAAGTCACGCGCCAAACCGCCATAAAGCAATGTTTCATCTGTTGCCTGTCCTAACGGCCCTCTGGCATTTTCAGCCAAGCTATTTAGACCACGCTTAATGTAATCTAGCTGAATGACATTTGGCATCTCGCTGAACGATACCTCACCATCATCGCCAATCGTGGCTTTGATCTGTTGGTTCTTTTTGCCCGCAGCCCGCATCATTGCATTAGCTTTTTTAATAGCTTGATCCATAATGCTAGGGTCAACGCGGTCTAAGACGGTTTCAATATTCATGCCTACCTGTGATGCATAATCAATGGGCTGTGCATATGCAGCATCATAAGCCTTTGTTCGCGCCGATGCAGTTTTAGCAGAAATCATATCTGCTGCTTGCGATGGCGTAAGAATGTCTGCGCCAAGGGTTGCATCTAGTTTTTGCGATAGACCAGTAGTTACTGCTTCTGCGCGTTCTTTCAAGGCGCGTTCTACTATCTGACCTTGCCCACCTGTTGACGCACTTGCATCTAACAACGCCTGTGCGGCAGGCCCAGCATCCGCAAGCATACCCACGTCACCCGCACGTTGTAGGTTTTGCACGGCAGTATCTATATCACCACCCGCGTCAAATGCGCTTTTAATAACTTCTGCCGCTTGCTTACTGATGCGCAACGCACTTGCGATCATTGGAATATCAGATCGTCTTATAATGTTTGCTACGTTACGGCCACCCGCTGCGACTAAAGGTGTTGCAGTGCCAATGGCACCACCAACAAGAACACCAGTTAAAGCACCCCGACCCGCACCTTCTAAACGCTCACCAGGCTGTGCTTCACCCGCACCCGACACCGCACCTGTTGCAGCACCCCCTGCGCTAGAAACCGCTGCACTGCGCATTGTTGACCCAACCAATCCAGATTTCCTTGTGCCGCCAAGCAAATTTGCAAGCTGTGGAAAACGTTTAAGAATAGCATAACCTTCAGCCAAACCTACGCCTAATTGTGCAAACAATGTCTCCGCTGGGCGCTCACTTGCCTGTGCTTTTTGGATAGCGCGTAATGCTTCGCCAGACTTGCCGCCAACAACACTGTCAACAAATTCATCTAGCCAACTACCCGCACCAAAACCCATAGCTTGTGATGCAGCTACAATCGGCCCTGTCGCACGACCAAATGGGCTTACACGTTCAGCCTCTTGCAATAGACCCTGTTGCGTCATGGACGTTGATAAGTCGCCTGCTGTTGCACCTTCTTTAAACGCTGCAACCTTTTTAGGATCGCTAGTGCTATATGAAGGTGAAACAATAATTTCTCGCCCATCAGGATACTTTAAGAGCGCACTGCCTTCCGCTTTATTGCGCATTTCTACAATCGGGGTCGTCGCTAAATTAATCTTTTTAGATTGGTCTAAAGCATCTTGTTCGGATGTTGCAACAATCCTTACAATCTTACCTGTTTCCCCAATGCGCACATAATATGGTTTACGATCAGCCATGCTTTAATCCACTATTGTGTTTTCTGATGTTGATGGTGGCGATGCAGGCTCATCGCCAGTAATTTGCTTTTGCAATTTTTCTAATTGTTGATTTGCGTATGCTGCACCCTCACCTGCTGATGCTTCCATTAAGCGAATTGCCAATTCACGGTTTGCACGTTTTTGTGCGATAATTGCTGGCGTGTCACCTGGTCGTGGGAAGTATTGCGCGTCAGCATTTTCAAATTCACTTTCAGCAATCGCTGCCCCAGACTCCTTGCGCAAGACAGCGTTGATAAAGTTGCGCTTTGCCTGATCGTAAGATTTATATTCTTCCGTTGTAAGGTAATTGCCCACCAATGGAATATTCTGCGCTATTCTTTGATAAAAATCAGTGCCTTCACGTTCCACCAAGTCCAAGATGTTTTGTGCCTGCTGCATACGACCACTATAAATTGTTGATGCGCTTTCGCTTTCCTTTAAATCTAGCTGCGATGGATCAAGGCCACTAATGGTTTCGTATTGACCAGTTGCAGGGTTAAACCTTGTCATGGAAGCTGTTCTAGGTGATTGGAAAACGACCTTGCCAGTGCGACGATCTACAAGCGTTTTGCCTACAACAACATAATCACCTGTTTTAGATTTGCGGAACGCCTCGTAAGCCTGCCCCGCTGGAACACCCGCACGAATGGCCTCTGCAAACACCTCACCACCTTCTTGCGAAGATAGCCAATCGGCAGTGCGGTTCCGTTGTTGCTGTTCTTCTTGTCTAACTATATCTTGCGCTGCAATTTCGCCAAGACGCTGACCAACGCTGCTGCGGCTAAATGCTGATAAAACCTGACGTGTGCGGGGATCGCGTAGAATGCCCATCAAGCCCCTTGGTTCTTGTTGCATCTGCTGCATTTGCTGTGCTGTAGGTTGCTGTCCGTCCATCTTCGGCCCCTTGTATCCAGCAAAGGCTTTTGCGCCCTGCGTCTCAAAAATATATTTGCCAATGCGATCTTGCGTGGCTTTGTCAAACTTTTGGCTAGGATCAATGCCTAGCTTTTTTACCGCATCGCGTAGTGTAGTCCCAACAACTTGGTATGCGCCCACTGGCGTAGCAACACCCATTTCTGGGTCTGGGCGTGTATTGGCAACAAACTGACCATACGCACCGCTTGGATTGGTAAAATCCAAAATATCAGCAATAGACATTTCAGAGACTTTTACGTCTGAGAAAATGCCGCCTGGCCTGTTTTGATAACCAAACAAAGCATTGTAATCACCGCCGCTTTCACCTGCGAAAATGCCCTGCTGTATTTCTTGCCACGTTGCCATTTATTACCCCTAAAAAGGCAGTCCTGGGATCATGCTAATACCGCTTAGAATATCAAACAAACCTGGCGATCCAGCTTGAGTTATTTTTGAGCCAGGTAAGCCGCCCAATATACCCGTTCCAGTTTGCAGTGCTTGCTGTGGGTAGCCTAGGTTAGCTAGTGTTTGCATACGAGCCGCATCAAGCATTTGTTGACGTTGCTGCTGCGCAAGTGCCGCTGCACGTTGCTGTTGTTCTAGACCGCGCATACCTTGTCCAAACATTGTTTGACCTAACCCAGACAAGCCCGCCGCACCACTTTGCTGATAACCTAAACCAGTGAATGCTGATTGAAGGTTAGCCATTCGTGCGGCTTGCTCTCGCGCTGCCGCTTGCTCTGCTGCTGAACGTTGTGCTGTCACGTCATACTGCGCTGCTTGCATTGCTTGATTAAATGCTTGTTGACGCTGTTGTGCCGCCATATCCGCCGCCATACGTCCATAGTCACCATAGGTTTGACCTTCTGCCAAGCCAAAACGAGCACCACCAAAAGCACCCGCGCGTGTTGCTTGCGCACCCAAAGCGTTTAATGCTTGTTCGCGTTGCCTTGCAATATCTGCCTCGCCACGCTGAATAACTTGCTCGGTGTAAGGCGACATATATTGTGAAACGTCCGTTTGTGCTAATGTAGGTGCTTGTGTTTGACCTACCGCTTGAACCGTAGGTGCTTGAAAGTCTGCCATCCTTCGGTAAACATCACCCGCTTGGGTTTGGTACTGTTGGGCTTGTCCAAATACGTTTGACCCGATCATAATTTAACCCTTTCCAAACAGACCGCCAAGGTCTTTCTTAATTTGCGATCCTGCATAACTTAAATCAGACTTTATTTTTTCAAAAATTGATTGCCCACCCATTGGGCTTTCATACTTACCAATTTGTCCTTTTGTATCTAATTTACTTGTTACGTTTGCCGCATATGGGCCAGTAGTTGGTCTTGTTTCTGGGTGCAACTTATAATGTAACTCAAGCGGATCATCGTCATCGCTTCTGCCGCCACCTCCAGTTGGTGCCACAGGCTGCGTAGCCATTGGATCAACATAACCATAAGAACGTTTACCAAACTCACCTGTAACAGGGTCCATGTAAAATGAACGCAAATAATCGTATTGCCCAGGGTAACGCTCTGCATAAGAGGTTTCCATTTGCTCTTGGAAAGGTTGGCTTGTGTAAACTTCCATCCCGCCGACTGTAGTTGTAGGCATAGAAGGGGGTGCGACAGCATCTAAACCCAATGAACTAAGCAAAGCGTTTGTGCCGCTGTATTGCGCTTCTGGTGCAACTGCCATGTATTGTGGTATATTTACTGCGCCCACTGAATACTGCTTCAGCATTTGGTCTAACAAAAAATCACGCGCACGTTTGGTTTGCGGATCAAGTTGTCCCGTTTGGTCTGGTGTGCCAAACAAAAAATCCATTATGCCCATTGTTTTACTCCGAAATCCTTAATGCTTTATAGCACATTTTCTTTTACTTGACACCCCTAGCCATGCATCCTCGTAATGTGAAGCGTTGTTGCGGGTGCCGCTGGGGAAAATGATGTTGCCGCAGACGCATCTAAAGTGCCTGACGTGCTATCTACCGCCCACATGACTTGCAAGTAATCATTAGCAGATACATCAAACTTTGCAGAACGTGAAACAACCACTGTCGCGTCATTCTGGTGCAGCGAGTAAATGATTGTGTTGTTGGTTGCGTCTGTGCCGTTTAAACGAGGCCAGAAATAAAACTTAACAGTGCTTGACGATGATGACGCAATCTGCGCTGAAAACATCACAAGATACTCACCCGCCTCGCTAAATACGATTTTGCTGTTATCTGTCGCATCCCGATCAATACCAACATTCCCGCTTGGTGCGTCATATGTGATTGCATAAGCTGTATTCGCCGCAGCCGCTGTTACGTCTGTTGTGCGGTAAAACGATGCATGACCATCCTCTAAGATAATCTGAACGAATGCACCGTCTTTAGATACAACGGGATACCCTGCATCTTCATCCCACAAAATAACGCCGTTCTCTGATGGGTTGTCAGTTGATGTTTTAAAATACAGACGCGGCAGTTGGCGGCGTAAATATATCTTAAAGTTTTCACCCCATTGCTTAATATTGTCGCCAATAGGTGGAAATACTGGTGCTGCCATTACCGCTTACCACCCTGCTTTGTTTCAAGGCGCATTGTTCCTAAATTCCACCTTGTAGGCGGCAAGACACTATCAACTTTCATTCTGATTTGTCTGCCCGTAAAACGTACTGATGTCGGCTTTGTTATGTCATATGGGCCATATTCGCGTTCTTCACCATTTGGATAAAAGCGCGTTTTAAATGTTAAATCTATTGCACCTTCTGGCTTATCATCTGAGATAACATCTGTTACTTGCATCACATTATCACCAACGCCAAGAGTTATTGCTCCTGTTTCCATAAAGGGCAAAGTGGGGTTGGAAATGGTGCCTGTCACTCTTTCTGCACTGTGTGTATCGCAACCTAATGTGACGCTAGCAGGGGCATCGTAAGGTACAGAGTAAGTAAGTTTGTAATCGTAGGTGCTTGTGCTGTTATTGTTTTCACCTTCAATTAGAACGTTATCTGCTTCGCCTAATTCTGTTGCACCGTCAAAAATAGCTAGATCGTGACCAACATTCTCTATGCTACCACAATTAAAAATGTACTTAACGCCACGCTCAAAAGTTAGGTCAGTCATAAAGTCATCATCAAAGTAATAACCTGATGTTCCTGTCACGAAATCGCCAAAACTCTTGTTATCACTGTACGTTTTCTTTGTGTTTTTTACTATGAAAGGAAGCATTACATCTTCTATGTAATCAACCATAGCATCAGTTAAACTAGCATCTCTTGCTTGGCCACCTTGCTTCCAATCAATATAAAACCCTAATGCATCTGCATCTGCGCTAGTAAGCGTTTGATCGTCAGTTATGTCACCCAGCAATCTTTCATTTATAAAGTTTTCAGCCCACCTTTCTAATGGGCCTGCCGTTCCATTTGCAGCACTCAACAAGTCATCTTGCATTTTGTAGTCGCCGTTTGTCTCTGTTGTAAACGTCAAACCCACTGTGCTTAAACCATGAATAAGATCGTATGACTTACCATCACCGTAAGTTAAACCAACCTCATGTTCATACACCTGACCTTGATCGTTTGCTAACATGGCATAGGGCCACACGCCCTTGGAAACACCAGAAGTGCGCGAAAGCGTACCAATAAGCCAATGGTTCGTCGCGTAGTTGTAAGCGACATATTTATCTATTTCGTTGGAGCTTTCTGAAGGATAATACCACCAAACTTCATTGTAT